GGCGCGCCACCATACGGCAGACGACGATGTTCTGATTGCCTTAGAAGCTCAGGCGAGCTTGTGCTTCTACTGCCAGAGAGACGTGTCAGCCAAATACACGGTCGATCATCTAATTCCGCTCGTTCGCGGCGGCAGTGATGGGCCAGAAAACATCGTCATCGCTTGCGCTAGCTGCAACTTCCGGAAGGCCGACAGGACCCCGGCAGAGTTTGCTGCTGGCATAACTCACAGGAGGTTAAAGTGGCGCAGCGGATAGCGGGAATTGCATTTCTGACAGTGGATGGTACCCAACTTGCGCTGCGGGGCAACTTCACCGTCAGCCCGTCGCCGGTAGAGCGCACCATGATCGCGGGCCAGGACGGCGTGCACGGCTACCAGGAGCTGCCGCGCGTGCCGTACATCGAGGGCGACCTCTCGACGCTTCCGGGCTTCTACTTGGAGGACCTGCTGGCCGAGACTGATGTGACGGTCGTCGCGCAGCTCGCCAACAACATGCAGTACATCCTCACGGGCGGGACCTGCAAAGGCGGCTTCGAGAACAACACGCGCGACGGCCAGGTGCGCGTGTGCTGGGAGGGCGTGACCTGCCAGGAGGTTAGCCTCGCATGAACGTAGCGCCGAAACGAGAAGGCTTCATCGACGAACGGCCGACGCCGAAGATCATCGACGCCGAGCCGCTGCCCCAAGCGGACTCCAAGCCGTCGCGTTCGATGCCGCCGCCCGAAGTCGAACCGTCGCCAGCCGAGCTGCCGCCGATGTGGCAGGACGAATGGCCGCTCACGATCAAGCTGATGAACAAGCCGATCCACAACAACAAGGGCGAAAAGATTACGGAGCTGGTCCTGCGCGAGCCTCGCGCGGGCGACATCAACCGCTACGGCAATCCGGTCCGCATCAACCAGGACGGCGACGTAGTCTGGGACGAGCGCAAGATGACCTATATGATCGCGGCGCTCTCGGACATCCTCGCGCCGTTCATCGAGGACATGCATCCGCGCGACTGGAACACCGTGGCGATGAAGCTCCGAAATTTTTTTCTGCCCGATCCACGGGCCTGGTAGGCGACGAGGACGAGATCATCCTCGACTGCTATCGGCTCGCCCGCTGGTACCACGTCAGCCCAGAAGTCTTCTTGTCGATGCCGTTCAGCGACGTGCGCATTCACCTTGAGCGCACCGCGACACTGGACCGCAGACAGCAACCGCCGAAAGACGACGACTAATGCCCAGCGAACAGGAGGAGCTGAAGCTTATCGTCACGCTGGTCGACAACGCGTCGGCTGGCCTCGACAAGATCGTCGAAAAAACGAAGGAGATGGGCGGGCCGCAGGTCAAGGAAGCCCACGAGAAGATGCGGCGCGGGACCGAGGAGCTGAACAAGGCCTTCAAGGAGATCACGGGCGGCTTCGGGGATGCCTTCAAGGCGCTCGGCTCATTCCGGGGCGGCCTGGTCGCTGGCGCTGGCGGCTTGGCGCTGTTCGGCGTCGAGATGACCAGGCAGGTCAGCGAACTGAAGAAGTGGGCCGAGGAGCTGCGCGGCATCAGCCAGGCGGCAAAATCCATCGGTGTCGATCCGGCGTCGATGAAAAACATCATCAGCCAGTTTGAGGCTGTTGGCGTCAGCGCGGACCAGACGAAAGCCAATCTCGGCAAGATGGCCGATGCGGTTGCAGACCTCAACCGCCAGGGCAGCGCGCTGCGCCGCGAATTGCTGCACATCGCGGGACCGACGCCCGAGGCGCAGGCCAACATGCGCGAATTCCTCGACAAGGTCGTCCACGCCAGGACCGAGGAAGAGCGATACAACGCGGTCGCCGAGGCCCGTAACAACGTCCTGAAGAACGCGCTAGCGAACGGCTACACGCTGCAAGAAGCGACCAACCGCGCGAACGCATTCGCCTCGCACTTTTGGGACAAGACGATGGAGGCGAAGGAACGCCTCAACCAGCTCTCGGCGGAAGAGCGGCGCATCCAGGACGAGCGGATCGCCAAGGCGCGCGAGTTCGCCAACATCACCGGCGATATCGCCTCTGAATGGTCCGACATCATCGAGGACCTGAAAGCGCCGATGCTCGACCCCGCGGTCAAAGCGGCGAAGGTGCTCCTGGAGGTCACCAAGGAAATCCACGAGTGGCTGAAGAAGAACTACGAGCTGGCCAAACCTGACGAGGCCAAAAAGTCGATCCAGGACACGTTCGGCAAATTCCGGGGCCCGCTGCAGCTCGGCACGCCAACCGAGGAGCAGAAAAAGGCGACCGAGGAAAATACCGAGGCTTCCAAAAAGCTGAAGGAGTCGAACGATCAGCTGATCGACGCCCTCAAGCAGCAGGGCTATTCGCCCATGAGCTACACGGGCGGCGGCGGCGGTCGCAGTCCATTGCTGCAGAATGCCAGCTTCACCACGGGCGGCGCTCAAGGCTTCAGCTATGGCGGCGGCGGCGGTTATGGACCGTTCGGCGGCGGGCGCGGTTTCGGCGGCGGTGGCGTCAGCTATGGCGGCAGCGGCAGTGGCAGCGGCAGCTATGGCGGCAGCGGCATGGGCGGCCACGGTGGCGGCGGCGGCGCGCCCTATGGCAGCGACACTGGCGGCGCAACGGGCGGCCCCCAGAGCGGCCCCGCAGGCGACCCCAGCGTGCCGTCCGATATCCTGGCGAAGGCGCGCTCGGTCGCGCTGCACGGCGGACCGCGCGCTGTCGAGCAGTTCATGGCCAGCCAGGGCTATCCCAAGGCGGGCAATTGGTGCGGCGAGTTCGCAGCGTCCGTCGTCAAGTCGGTCGGCGGCACGCCGCCCAAGGGCGCGGCCATCGCATCGAATTGGCGCAACTGGGGCACGCCGGTTGCGCCGGGAGACGCGCAACCGGGCGACATCGCGGTCGCGGATCGCGGCGTGCGAACCGGCGCGACGGGTAGCCACGTCACCATCGTTGAAGACGTTAGCCGGAAGGCTGGGACGTTCACCGGGCTCGGCGGCAACCAGGGACGCGGTTTCGAGTCGCAGTTTGCGCTGAAGGGTTACAGCTTCCGGCGCTCGACCGGCGAAATGCCAAACGGGCAGACCGCAGGCCCCGGCACCGGAGCGGGCGCAGGCAGCACGCCAGCAACGGCGGATGGAGCCAAGGGCGCGGGCGGCGTCAACGAGGCGATCCGCTCGACCCACGGCATGGCCGGGATGGACGAGGCGCACTGGAAGGCCATCGCCTCCATCGAGAGCAGCCTTGATCCAAACAGCAACGCCAACCGCAGCACGCAATACAAAGGCCTTTTCCAGATCGGGACGCGCGGGGCCGATAGCGAATGGGCGCGCCGAGGGCGTGGCAGCCCCTACGACCCACATGCCAACGCTGAGGCAGCAGCGAAACTCGCAGCCGATAATAACGCCTGGTTCAAGGGGAAATTTGGCCGCGATCCGACGGCGGTCGAAACCTACATGATGCACCAGCAGGGTCGAGGCTTCTACTTGCGCGGCACCATGACCAACATCGCAGGCAATCCCTATCCAGGGATGCGCGGTCCGCAGACGCCGGAGTCGTTCGAAGCCGGATGGGGGCGCGAGATCGAGAAGCGAGCGCAGCGATTTGCTTCCGACCGTCAGCAGATCGACCAGTCCCAGGCCGCCAACGGCAAGGGGGAGGGCTCGGGCAAGATCAGCGTCGATGTGAACGCGCCCAAGGGCACCAAGGTCGATGCGCAAGGCGGCGGCATCTTCAAGGACGTTGAGATCAATCGGCAAACGCAGATGGAGCGCGCGAGAAGCGGGCCCGAGACGATATCGATATGAGCACCATTTTCGACATCACGCCGAACAAGCCGAGCTGGCGCGATGATTGGGTGCGGGCGACCTACAACAACGCGCCCTTCCATTGCGAGGCCAACAGCCGCGAGGGCGGTCGGCGCATCGTCGAGCATCAGTTTCCGAAGAAAGAATATCCCTATGCCGAGGACATGGGGCGCATGGCGCGCGAGTTCACCATCCGCGCCTACTGCATCGTCTATTCCCGCGACGACGACGATTTGTACCGCACCGACTACCGCAAGGTGCGCGACCGGCTGATCGACGCGCTGGAGACCGAGGGCCCCGGCGTCCTGCAGCTTTCGACGCAGCCGCCGCAGGTCGTGGTCGTGACGAAATATCGGATGACGGAGGAAGAGCGCTTCGGCGGCTTCTGCACCTTCGACATCACCTTCGTGGAATACGGCGTCGACCCGCTGTTCGATCCCGGCCAAGAGGATACCCAGGCGACGGTCGCGAATGCCTCGCAGACCCTTCGCGACCAGGTGCAGCGCTCGCTCGCGCCGCCGTCGCCGTCCATCGGCACCGCAACGGTTGACGCATGAAGCGCACAGACGCGAACGAGGCCGCTCCGCTCGTTGATCGGATGCTGACGCTCCTGCTGTCGTTCGTCCCGGCAAAAGGCCACGCAGGCATCAACGCCAGGACGGCCATCGGCGACACCAGGGTGAATGCCTATAAGCTGCTGATCGAGGACGCGATGGGGCCGCCGCTCGACAACTGCTTCGACCAGGCGCGCCAGGCGGGCATTACCTGGCAACAGCTCGAAACCGTGCGCAGGCAGATCGAGCAGGAAAAGCCGGTCTCGCTCGGTGCGGTGCTGCTCCAGAACGCGGGCATCCGGCTTTGCTTGGCGACCGGGGGATACATCCTCGCGGGCATGGCCTTCGTCAGCCGCCAGCAGGTCGATGCGATCAAGGCCGCGCTGTTTCAGCCCTTCCAGGAGGCCGAGGAGATCGCCGCCGACGACATGGACCAGATGACGTTCCAGGCGCTGATTACGCTGCACGGGGCGATCACAAACCATCTGGTGCAGACCGCGCTGCCGCTGCCCCGCATGCTGAACTATCAGTTCTTCAAGCCGCTCCCGAGCCTGGTCATGGCGTACAAGCTCTATAGCGACGCCTCCCGCGCCGACGAGCTGCGCGTCGAGAACAAGATCGTGCATCCTGCCTTCTGCCCGATGCTGGGCGAAGCCTTGTCGGCGTGATCGATGCCAAAGCCGCAGGAAACCGCCGTCCTCGTCGTGAACGGGCTCAAGTTCGAGGACTGGGAGTTCGTCATGGTCCGTCGCAACTGGGGTGACTCCTACGCCTATTTCCAGTTCAGCGCGGCCGAGCGCGACCCGGTCTTCAAGCAGGGCGGCCCGTTTCCCGATTGGCAGAAGCTGCAGTTTAAGCCTGGCGATCACTGCAGCGTCTATCTTGCGGGCTTCCTGGCGATCACCGGCTTTATCGAAATCCGCCAGGTTGCCTATGACGCCTTCAGCCACGGCGTGATGCTGGTCGGCAAGAGCTACACCGCGAACGGCGGCAAGAGCAGCGTCGATACCCAGACCGGCAGCTTCGACAACAAGAACATCGCGCAGATCGCGCAGGAGGTCTGGGCTCCCTACGGCGTCGGCGTCAAGACTATCGGCCAGCTCGATCTGAAACCTTTCGACAAGCTGCAGAACAACAAGGGCGAGCCGGTCTGGGATTTCATGGAGCGCATTGCGCGGGATCGCGGCGCGCGGCTGGCGTGCGACGCCTACGGCAAGTTCCTGCTGATCGGACAGCACACGTCGCCCATCGTTGCCGGATTGATCGAGGGAAAGAACATCCTGTCGTGCCAGTGCGTCATCGACAGCACCATGGTGTTCGAGACCTACGACGTTCACGGCAGCTCGCAGGGCAGCGACGATCACCACGGCACCGACGCCAGCGAGCAGAAGGCGACCGCGACCACGGGCGTCGGCAACGTCCTCTACAGCAAGCTCATCACGCCGATAGAGGAGTCCGTCAAGTCGCAGGGCGAGATGCAGGCGCGGGCCAATTACGAGAAGCTGTGGCACGACGGCACGCACATCCAGGCGACCATCACTGTGCAAGGCTGGCTGCGCGAGGGCGTCGCACTCTGGAGCGAGGGCGAGCACGTTCACGTCTATTCGCCGATGGCGATGCTCGACACCGAGCTGGCCATCCAGCAGGTGGTGTTCACCCAGGACGATAAGAAGGGCAGCATCACAGTGCTCACCTGTGTTGATCCCGAGTGGCTGAACGGACAGCCGAGCTACAACGTCGGCGGAAACTGAGGGAGCGTCTGACATGCATCGAGCCACGCCCTTGAACAGCTCATTGCGCGGCTACTCCGCTGGTGGGGCGCGCGGTGTCGTTGACCAGGTCGATGACAGCAAGCTGATGCAGGAGATGGGCGGAAACTTCATGGCCAACGAGACGCGCAGCGGCGTCGAGGCCCCGCAGAACTATGGCTTCACCTCCGTCGTGTTCGACGCCGAGAAGGACGCCATGGGCAAGATCAAGGCGAGCGCGGAGCATTTCTCGGCCTTCATCGGCGGCAGCCGCTCGTTCCCAGTCGCAGGCTCCATGGATGATCGCCGCCACCGGCTCTTTATGCTGGAGAAAGGCGACACCGCGATGTTTCGCGGGCGCGGCGACAAACAGCAATTTCATCTGACGCAGGACGGCGGCTTCTGGACCGCCCCGCAGGATAAGACCGTCCGCATGCACCTTCTGCAGCAGGACAGCGAAAGTAACGCAACGATTGACAAGGGCGGTGGCCCCTCGGGCGGCAGCTCGGCAGGTGCCCATGTGGCGGCGCGCGATGCGGGCGGCGGATCGAGCGGCGGGCAGCAAGGCGGCCAGCAGCAGAAGCGCGGCCAGCAGGCGCTCTACAAGGACGCCCGGAAATCGCCTCTGTTCGTCGAGGTCACCAAGGACAAGACGCGGATGGGCGGCAACCAGTGCCACCTCGCGCTCGCCGATGGCAACACGTACCTGCATTGCCACACCGATAAGCAAGTTTATGTCGGCGCGGAGGCTGGAAAAGCATCATTCGATTACCTGGTGACACTGTCGGGCCCGTGCGTGAACTCGCTCGGCAAGATCGGGTGACTGCCGATGCCAGCGGGATACAACGTCCCTGACATCCGGTTGGTCCAGAACAACGTCTTTCCACAGTATTCCGTCACGGTCGACTGGTCGTTGCTGCCGGATGGCACGCTGGACGACACCCAGGCGCTCGCCACCGCGATCATCATCGCGCTCGGCACGAACGCGCTCGCTGGCCCGAACGATATCCTGCCCGACCCGGACTCCAATGATCGGATGGGCTGGTGGGGCGATATGGATGCCCAGGCCATCTGGGGCGGCTGGGACATCGGCTCCAAGCTGTGGCTGCTGCGCCGATCCAAGATCACACCGGCCCAGGCGCGGCAGGGCTCGACGTTGGTGATGGTCGAGAACTACATCGCGGCTGCGATCCAGCCGTTCGTCGACCGCAAGATTTGCTCGGGTTTCGATGTGTGGGTCACTCGAGTTGACCCGCAGCGGGTCGATGCGCTGCTGCGCATCTATCGCGGGCCCCTTCCCGAAATCGAGCTTCGCTACGCCGCCCTCTGGGACGCAATGCAAACCTCCTAACAGCGAAACAGCGACATGCCATGGTTAACGCCGACATTGCGGGCGGTGCGCGAACTCGTGCGCGATGCGGTCAACGCTTCTTTGCCCGGAGCGGATGCCAACGTTCCGAACAGCGTGCTGCGGGTTCTCTCGGATAACCAGGGCGCGCTCTGCCACCTGACGCTGCAATATGTCGATTGGCTGTCGCTACAGCTCTTGCCCGACACCGCCGAGACCGAATGGCTGGATAGGCACGGGCAAATCTGGCTGGTCAACGCGGACGGCTCGACCGGCCGCAAGATGGCGACGCTTTCGACCGGCACGGCGCAGTTCCAGGGCATCGTCGATGGCACGGTGATCCCGACCGGGACGCAGCTGCAGAGCGCGGTTGGCCTTCCCCTCGATTACAGCTCGCCGAACAGCGTGGTGACCTTCGAAACGCTGGAGGACATCACGACCTCGGCCAGCGCGCCAGTGACGGGCAACATCCGCGCGGTCGATGCAGGATCATTCGGCAATCTGCCGGACGGCTCGGCGCTGTCGATCACGCCGACGATCCCTGGCGTCAGTTCGGTAGCGTTCGGTTGCGGCATCACGGGCGGCACCGACACCGAGACCGACGACGAGCTGCGGGCCCGCATCCTGCAGCGCATCCGCAACCCGCCGATGGGCGGCGCGCAAGCCGACTATGTTTCGTGGGCTCTGGCGGTCCCTGGCGTTACGCGGGCCTGGGCCAATGTGGAGCAAGGCATCGGCACCATGACG